GACGTCCCCCCTTACACTCTGACATATTCTTGTAAATGTACGGACACCGTGGCTGCAGTCACGTTTCCCTTTTGGTCATAAGACACCATCTTTTCCTCATGGCTGACCACATTCCAGCGGTATTTCCCATACCCCTTTTCCCCGATGGTCAGGAAAACCGCCTGACCGCTGCGCTCGTAGCCCCAGAGCTTCACGATCTCCTGGAGCGGGTCAACGCCCAGGCTGGCAGACAGGACCATATCAAAGGTGATTTTGTCCGGGTCAATGCCTGTAAACTCGGTCAGCGCATTGGCCAGGTGCCGCTGGTGGGTGGCGTACCGGGCAGAGCCGGACCAGGTCATATTGTCCAGAGTTAGAATCGTTTCCTCCGACACGATGAAAACCATCTCGCCCAAGCATCCGATCATGCCCACTAGATCACCCCCAAAACGAAGCCGTCCCCGTTGAATACGGGCAGGTACAGGGTCAAAACCGTGTCGTTGACCTTCGGCATCCACGCCCCGCCCGTCTGGACGATATACAGCCAGTCGGACGTGATCCCGCTGTCCTGGAATTTTGCCCGCGCCCGGTGCTTTTTTTGGTCAACGGCAGTCACGGTCCCGATCCGCACAAGGTTCCGAAGGATTTTTTCGTTGTCCATCAGCAGCCCTCCAGCACTTTGCGCAGCTGTACCTGTACGGTGTATCCGGCATTGCTCACCGTATGCCTGGCCTGGGATACGATGTATTTCCCGTCCCAGGCTCCCCAGTCCTCCAGCGTCACCGTGACCCCGGCCACCAGGTCTGGGTCCCCCGGCAGGGTAAAGCTGGCTGTCTTGGCGTACTTGTTGTGCAGCCGCAGGTGCTTCCCGGCCAGGGTTTTGGCTTCGCCCACACTGGACACCTTGGCCGATATTTCCAGCTGCTGGTTGTCCTCTGCGTCGGCGTCGTAATCCTCCACCTTAGCAATCCCCGCGATACACTTTCCCGTGGCCGGGTCAACATAGCTCACCCGGCAGGAGGTATATTGTGTGTCTGCCGCAGAGGCTCCCAGCTTCCACCGGGTATAGCCCCGCACCCCGCGCTTGATGGTCAGGATAGGCGCTTTGTCCTCATAGGCCGCTTGGTCGAACAGGACCAGGATGTTGTTGGTGGCTTTCAGAGATATGCCCGCATCGTGGCAGAGCTGGGACAAAAATTCAATATCGCTGGTTTTTATCTGCTCCAGCCGCTGATAAAATGGGTCGTTCCCGGATTCAAACATACAGAGAATACCATTCCGTCCTGCAATCTCGTTTGCAATGTCGGAAAGTTTGCAGGCTTCCCACGCCTTGGAGTTGAGCGTCTGCCGGACCTTGGCGCTGTAGGGCAGGGAGGTTGCCTTGATGGTCACAGTGGCCGGCGGGCCGTCTGCGGACACGCTGTCCAGTTCAAATTCCCCGCAGTCCAGCAGTTTATCTTTCCCGTCGCTGTTCCAGTTCTCCCGCAGGATCGCCGCCTGGATTTTCAGCGCCGTGGTCATTGCTCCGGCGGCGGCTTCCTCCGTGGCTTTCAGATAGGCGGTGCTGGCATAGGCTTTCTTTCCGTTATAGGTGATAGAGGCCCAGCCGCTTTCTATGCCAGCTGCCTCCACCACCGTTCCGTTGGTGAGGGTCCCCAGCTTTTTGTGCTTCGTCCCGGGCCCGGCACGGACGTTCAGTCCGCTTTTGGCCGTTACCTTGTAGGATTTGCCTGCCGCTTGACCTGGGACCTGTCCTGCCGCTGCTTGGATGGCCTGCTCCAGCCAATGCTCTAACCAGACAGAATCCCGGTCCTGGAGTTTGATCTGCAAATCGTCCGCTTCGTCCTCCTCGTTGTCCGTGTAGGTAAGGGACAGCAGATACCCCCGCATAGAGCTGGAGATATCCGTCCCGTCAAAGGCAATTTCTACCGCGGTGCGGCGGGCAAGGTTTTGGTCGCTCATCCCACCGCTCCCTTCCACGGCGGCAGGGTATCGCTGGCAGATTTCGTGATTTCCGGCAGCGTCAGGACGATCCCCGCCGGGAAGATGTAATACTCTCGATAGGCCAGATTTGCCTGCATGAGCTTGTCCATATAGGCAGCATTGCCAAGCTGCGCGTGGGCAATGCTGTCCCACAGATCCCCCTGGGCGGTGGTGTAGGTTTTCATCGGTAGGCCCTCCTCACGGCATCTTCCTGGGCGTTTTCCATGACCTCCAGGACCCGCCGGGCAAAATCATCCCCATAGTCCCGCATGGCGTCCACCGTCTCCCGGGTGGCGTTCCCGCTGATCTGGAACGTTACTTGCACGGAAACCGGCGCCCGATTGCCGGCCTGGTCGTTTGTCCGAAGCGGCTGCGCCCGGTCTGTCGCTCGTGCATTCATGGCGGCGACCAGCTGCGGGTGCAGAGCGACCATCTGCAATTCTGCATCCAGTCGGGATTGCAGGGCGGCGGTCTCCGCCGCGTTCAGCACCTTCTCCCCGCCGTGGAAGTAAACCAGCTCCGGCCCATTCTCGCCAACCATGGCAAGGCCCGGCGGGGCCGATTTTGTCCCGGACGCAAACCCCGGCACGCCTGAGATCCTTCCCGCTACCGCCATAGCGGCGTTTGCTGCCGTCTGTACGGCGGACAGTTCCCGGGTCAGCTCCGGCTTCTTTGCGCGGATCGTGGCGATAAAGGCATTCATGGTGGCCGCTGCCGCGCTGGATGCTGCGTGGCTCAAATTCATGCCCGCAACGCCAGAGGCCACGGTGCCCACCATGTCGCTCATGGCTCCGCTCAGATGGTTCTGCATTTCGTCGATGGTGCGGGCGAAGGTGTCTTTTCCTTCCGCCACTTTCGCAAAAGCGGCGTTCAGCTCTGCCACTTTTGTTTTCCCGCCGTTGACGATGGCCTGGAGATACTTCGCGCTCTCCGCGCTGCCGTCCGCCAGCTTTTCCACGATTCCTTCATCCACGCCCCACTCCATAACGGTGCGCAGGTTCTGGGCGTAGTTTTCCAGGTAGGCAGACTGGGACTGCAGGTTGGCAATCATTTGATCCACGGAGGTGTCCACCTCCATGGTCATGTCCTCAAACAGGCCGATCTGCCCGCTGATGCTCTCGTATGCCTTGGCATACGTCTCCGTATAGGCCCCAGATAGATTGCCCAAAGAATCCGACAGCCCGTCTGTCTGGCCGGCGGCGTCCTGTGCGGCGTCCCCGGAAAGGCCCAGGGCTTCTGTGTAGGCTTTGGCCTCCGCTTCCGCCTCGTCCATCTCCGTCCGTACCCGGTCCAGAGCATCCGCCCCCTGCTCCACGGCTTGGTTGTATCGGTTCTCCTCCCGGTTAGCGTCGGCGATTTCTTCCTTGTAGTTTTGCACAGAGGTCGCCAGGGAGTAATACTCCCGGTCCAGGAACTTCGCCGCCGACAGGTGGCCCGCGTGGGTCTTATTGTAGGCATCCGCCTCGCTCTTTGCCTGGGCATACAGCGTATTCATGCGCTGCTGGGCCTGGGCCAGGTCCCGGGCGGCGATCTCCTTCCGGGATTCCGCTGCCGCCAGCTTGATCCCGTTCTCTGCCGCTTCCAGCTCCACCTTGGCGTAGCTCTCATACAGGCCGTTCATTTTCTCCTGGACGGCCTTTTGCAGCGCGTTTCTGCGCCACGCTTGGGTGTTGGCTTCCAGGGCAGCGGTCCCGCCCTGGATGGAATCGGTCTCCAGGTCGATCAGGCCCGCCAGCTCCGGCACCGTCTGGCACAGCAGGGCCAGGGTCCCGTGGTACTGCCGCTGCTGCTCCTGGGTTTTCAGGCCCGTGGCCTCCAGTTCTTTCAGGCGCTGGACGTACCGATCCGCCACGTCCGCCGCTGCCTGGGTTGCGGTGATGGATTCATCATAGGCGGCGCATACGTCCGCCATGGTGCCGTCCATTTCCCGCGCTGCCTGGGTCAGTTCCTTCATGGACGGCCCGGACCGCTCGGCCACGGAGGCGATCCCCGCAATGGCGGCTACCACGGCGGAAACCGCCGCCGCAACGCCGAAGAAGATGTTGACGCCGGGGATGGAGGCGGCGAAAAGCTGCATCAGCGGGATCACGGCTTTTGTTACTGCCGCATAAGCAGCCAGTCCGGCAGTGGCCAGACCGATGGCACCAACAAATACCGTGATGGATTTGACCAGCGCCGGGTTATTTTGGGTGAAGCTGTCCAGGGCGGCGAATACATCTGTACCGACGCTGTAAAGTCCCCGCATTTCTGGCATGAACTGTTCCCCGATGGATGTTTTGAGGGCATCAAAGGCGGACTTCATCAGCGTTAACTGGCCGTTCATGTTGTCCAGCTTGATGGCAGCCATGTTCTCGGCGGCCCCGCTGCACTCGTTGATGCTGGCCGTCAGGGACATATAGTCCTCATCTGTGGCCCGGAGGATGGCCAGCAGGCCATTGTAGCCCCGGGCCCCGGCCAGGGTCATGGCATTGTTGACCCGCTCGGCCTCGGTCATCTGCGCGAATATGCCGCGCAGTTCGTTGATGGTAGACCCGAAGTCTTTCATGGTCCCGTCCGCCTGGACCGCGCTGTATGTATACTCGCCAAAGGCTGCGCCGGTCAGCGTCGCTCCCTCCAGCAGGCCATTGAAGATATTCCGCAGGGCAGTCCCGGCGATACTGCCCTTGACGCCTGCGTTGGCCATGAGGCCCGTTGCAATGGCCACGTCCTCGATGCTGTAGCTCAGAGCGCCGGCAATGGCGGCAGAGGACTTGAAGGTTTCGCCCATAATGCTGACGCTGGTGTTGGAATTGGTGGCTGCTGCGGCCAGCACGTCCGAAAAACGGGCGGTGTCAGCGGCGGTCAGGCCGAAGGCCGTGAGGTTGTCCGTTACGATATCAGACACCATGGCCAGGTCCTCACCCGCCGCTGCGGCCAGGTTCAGAACGCCGTCCATGCCCGACATCATTTCCTGTGCGTCCCATCCGGCCATAGCCATGTAGCTCATGGCCTCGGCACTCTCCTTGGCGGTAAACTTGGTGGTTGCCCCAAGATCCTTTGCCTTGGCGGTGAGCTGGTCCATTTCCGCCGCGCTGCTCCCGGACAGGGCCTCCACCGTGGACATGGTTTCCTCCAGCCCTCCGGCTGCCTCGACACAGGCCATATAGGCCCTGGCGATCTCCTGTAGGGCGGTGGTGATCCCCGCCGCCAGGATTGCTTCCTGGGCTGCGTTGAACGCTTCCGCCGTTCTCTCGCCAAAGCTCCGGGCCCCCTCGGCAGCCCGGTCCTGCTCCCGCCGCAGTTCTCCCAGACGGGTGGTCAGCCGGGCGCTCTCTCCGGCCAGATTGTTGGTATTGACCCCTGCCTCCCGGAGACGGCCACCGGTGGCGCTCAGCTTTTCGTTTTGCCGGGTCAGGGCTGCGCTGGTGTCGTTGATCCGCTGTCCCAGTTTCAGCTCCTCCCGTTCCAAAGCCGCTGTAGACTGCCCGGCGGCCTTGGACTGGCTGATCTCCTGGCGGATCAGGGCCTGCTGGCGTTTCAAGTTCTCCAGCTTCCGGGTGGTGGCTTCAATGGCCCGCTGCTGCTTTTGGTAGGCGGATACATCCGACTGCACCCGGCTTAGTTTTCTGATTTCATTGCCCAAACGTGTAAACTGTGCCTGTGCCTTGGAGAATGTCCCTTGAAATCCTCCGTTCATGCGGGCGTTTAGGGCAAATAGCATTTCATATTCTTTCCTACTTGCCACGGACGGCCTCCTTTGTATCCTCAATCACAGCGTTGTTTGCCTCCACCCATTCGCCCAGCTGTGACAGCGGCATGGATAACCAGTAGGGGACAGGGGTGTTATTGTTTTGGGCCAGGATGATGCACTGCTTGCGGAGCCATAGCCCGCCGTCTCCGGTTACAACCCCGCACGAATTAAAAAATTCCTCGCCCGGTTGGTGATCTGCTGGAAGTCACCCAGGGGCATGGCCTGGATCATGTCTGTGCCTACGAAACGCTTGCCCTCCTCTGTGCGGTCGCTACAGGCTCGGGCAGCTATGCCCACCAGGTATTCTCCGGTGTAAGCCGGGATCACCAAGGTGATATTTTTTGCCCGCAGTTCCCGCTCGATGGCTAGGCTGTCTCTGCCGCTCAGGGTGTCCCAGTCAAAGGTCAGGCTTTCCACGGTTCTGTCCTGGCAGGTAAAGGGCCGCTTGAAATAGTGGGTATAGCGTTCGTTGCCCGGTTCCTCCGCCAAGGCATCCGCCTCTATCTGCTCTGCGGCTTCCGCCAATGTTTCCGCCATGCCCTCCATGGTTTCTTCTGCGTCTGCCGATACAGTCTTTTCTTTGCTCATGTTAAAATCTCCTTTCAAATTACGTAAATTACACATCCTTCTTGACTTTACGTAAATTACGCAGTATAATAAAGATATCAAAGGGGTGGTACCAATGAAGCGACGGGACATCATTAAAGCGCTTGAAGCAGCGGGTTATCAAAAACAACGTGATACAGGAGACCACACGGTATACCGAAAACCTGGCTGCATAGACGTGCAGGTCCCCCGACATCGTGAAGTGAATGAAAACACATCGAAAGCAATCCTTCGGAGTGCGGGGCTTCGATAAGTCCTGCATCCCCATCCCCAGAAAGGAAGATGAATTATGGCTGATTATGTTTACCCGGCACTGTTTCATTTCAACGCAGACGATGGCTCCTATACCATCACCTATCCCGATATCCCCGGCTGCATCAGTGAAGGAAAATCGCTGGAAAATGCGTTATATATGGCACAGGATGTCCTCCTGCAGCGTATGGAACTGATCTCGGAAGAAAAGCAGACGCCTCCTCCTGCCAGCGCGCTGGCAGATGTTCACCCGGAAGAGGGGGAATTTGTCAATCTGGTCCGTGTTTCTGTCCGGGATGAGCGGGCAGTCCGACGCACCGTCAGCTTGCCCAAGTGGTTAGATGACCAAGTTTCTACCGCAGGGATCAGCCTGTCCCGTGTTTTGCAGGACGCATTAAAAGAACGATTCGGCATCCAATAACCGCCTCCAGGGCACCCCCCCCCGGGGGGCCTTTTCTCACCTGCCCCCGGCCCCG